ATCCTTTTGCAATGGCCGAAAAGAGATTGAAAGATAGATTGGTTTTAAAATTAATAGATGCTTATCAGTATTCGATATACTCAGATTCTGAAGCTGATAACTTTAAGAAACAATGATAGAAACAAACATTACAGAATTAGCAACGCTTATTATGACAAGCGTATTTTTCGGAATCGTTTTAGCTATGGCAATTAATACATACCTAAAATAAATAAAACTATATATTATGAAAAAGAATCACTTGAGTTACTCGGCTTTATGCCAGTTTAAGAAATCTCCTAACCATTTATTAGCTTACTGGAACAAAGAATTAAAAACTACTGATGCTATGCAGTTTGGAACAATAATACACAAGATGTTATTAGAACCAGATACATTTACAAAAGAGTTTGCAATTTTTGAAGGTGCAAGAAGAGCTGGTAAACAATGGATTGAGTTTAAAGAACAGAACGAAGGCAAAACACTAATTAAGCAACAAGAATTAGATGATGCAAACAAGATAATTAACAATGCTATGTTACACCCAGTATTAACTGAAATGATGCAAAATAAAGTAGATACTGAAATTAAATTAGAGTGGCAACATAAAGAAGTTAATTTTAAAGGATTTGCAGACCTTTTAACAACGTTTAACGGCAAGAAATGTATAGTAGATATAAAAACCACTAATGATGCTGGAAAACGCTTTGAACGTGATTTATACTATAATGATTATAAAATGCAGTTAGCAATGTATCAAGACCAATATGACAAAGATACAGATGCTTACATTGTAGCAATAGAAACTACAACACCATTTAACGTGCAGATATATAAATTAGATGATAGTTTATTATTTAAAGGTTGGATGGATTACGATTATTATACAGATAAATTTAAAGAATGGAACGGAGAACCTCAAGGTTACTCAAGTGATGTTGTAGAAGTAAAAACAGAAGTGGAGGAAGTAGTATGAAAAAGTTTGCAATAATAGGTGGTTTATCTTTAATGACTGCTGGAACAACTAATATGCTATGGCATAAGCAAAAGTTAAATTTAAATCCTAATACATTTGCAATAGCTACAGGAGGTTTTTTTGTAGCTGTAGGTATAACATATAGATTTTAATGATTAAAAAAGAATGGCATTGGATGCCAGATTACAAACAAAAACAAATAACAATGAGTAAAAAAGAAGAAACAATATATTGTGGTAGTGGTAAAGTTATGAATCCTAAATGGTTAAAAGTAACTATTAATCCAAGTAAATTAGCTGATTACATACAAGAATATAATGGTAATAAGTTCATCAAACTAAATATTAATTTAAAAGATGAAGCTGACCAATATGGTAAAGATGTAAGTATTAGTGTAGATACTTGGAAGCCAGATGCAGAAGCACCTAAAGCTGAGGCAAGTAATACTTCAAACGATTTACCCTTTTAAGTATTATGAAACAATCAAAAATCTTAACCGCATTGGGTTTGAGTTCGTTAGATATACAAAATATGTTGATGAACGGACTAACAATGCCAGAGATAGCAAAGAAGTATAAGATAACTTATATTTCATTGGTACAGGCATATAAAATCCAAAAGAAAGATTTTAAGTATTTTGATTATATACAACCAAAAGAAGAAGTGAAGGATATTAAAAAAGTATCCTTCGCTTTTGATAAACTATATACAGAAGAATCACTTAATGAAGAAGAGCTACTTGCTTACTATAAGTATGAAGCTAAAAACAAAGCATATTATGAAACACAATAGCAATTTTAAATATGATTTACAACTTGGATTAAAAGGTGAAGGTTTAGTTGCTGATATGCTATCTAATAAAAAGATAGAGGTTAAAACTGATTTTCAAGCTAAAGATACTGGCAATGTTTTTATAGAATATAAAAGCAGAGGTAAGTTAAGTGGTATATCAACAACTCACGCTGAATGGTTTTGTTTTGTTTTATCAAATGAAAATATAATATTTGTTGATACAATTAAATTAAGAAATATATGTAGAGTGTATTTAAAAACAAATAGAGATATAAAAGGTGGAGATGAAAACACATCAAACGGAATATTATTACCAATCAAACAATTAATCAAATTATGAAAGAATTACCTTACTTTAAATTTTATCCAAATCAATGGATTACAGGCAGTATATCATTTATGGACTTAGATGTTCAAGGTGCATTTATGAAAGTTTGCTGTTATTACTGGAGCAAAGAATGTAACGTAACAAGAAAACAAATTAAAACATTAATACCTAAGCAATGGAGTACTTTGTTAGATGCTGAGTTGTTTAAGATAGAAAAAGAAGCTATTAGTATTAAATGGTTAGATGAACAGTATAAGCAAAGGTTAGTAGAACACAAGCGAAATGTAAGCAACGGAAAGAAGGGTGGCTTAAGCAGGGCTAAAGCATTAAGAAAAGATAAGATAAGAAAAGATAAATATGCAGATAATAATTTATTAAAAGTAAATGATGAAGTGCAAAAACTTCTTGACCAATGATATTAGAAGATAAAGCTACTATACCATATTTAAAAGCATTTAAAGAAGGTAAGATTAAAAAAGGTATTGGTATTGGTTGTTTATTAGATGATTACTTTGTTTACAAGAATGGTAACTTTAATATGTTTCTTGGCTTAGATAATGTTGGTAAAACTAATTTTATATTATGGTACTTAACTGCACTAAGTAAAATACACGGTAAGAAGTGGTGCATCTGGTCAGGAGAAAACAATGCTGGACAATTAAAGCGTGACATTATACAAATGTGGACAGGTGAAACAATTAAAGATTTAAACGAATATTTATTTTACCACGATGAGATAAGTAAGTATTTTAAATTTATTGATAATAGAAAACTTTACAACCATAAAGAACTATTAAAGATATTTGAAGCAGAAGATTGTGATGGTTGTTTTATTGACCCTTATACTGGTATAAACCACGATAGAAGAATTTCACAATTTGAACGCAACTATCAAGTATGTAATGATGTTAGAGAGTTTTGTAATAAAACTGGCAAAACAATGTTTATTGCAATGCATCCTCAAACAGAAGCAGCAAGGCGTGTATATCCACCAGACCATCAATTAAATGGACATATACAACCACCTAGAAAAGCAGATTGTGAAGGTGGCCAAGTATTTCCAAATAGAGTAGATAACTTTATTTGTTTACATAGATTAATTTCACACGATAAACTTTGGATGATGACAGAAGTACACGTATATAAAATAAAAGATAAAGAAACAGGCGGTAAGCCAACAATGTTAGGTGAACCACTAAGGTTTGATTACAATAGTGGTTTAGGATTTACAATTGGTGGTAATAATGTATTAAAACAAAAACAATGAGATATAAATATGAAGACATAGAAAAGTTTATGGAGTTTAAAACTTGGACTAACAAAGATAAAATAGATAAATTACTTGAAATAGATTGTAGTTTATATGCACACTTAGGAACAGATTCTACTAAAGCAGAGAAAGAAGAAGTTAAAAGAAAAAGTATAGATATATACAGAACCATAAAAACATTAGATAAAAAACTTGGTGATGAATTACTTTACTCTGAAGATTTAAAACAATGAATATTACTAACGAAGATAATATGGAGCTAATGGCAAGGTATGAAGATAACTACTTTGACCTTGCTATTGTTGACCCTCCTTATGGTATTGATGCAGATAAGAAGAATAGTGCTAAAAAATTACAAAGTAAAAAATCAGCAGTATTAAGTAAGCATTATGGTAATCAAGAGTGGGATAGTGTAACACCTTCTGATGAGTATTTTATTGAGTTAAAAAGAGTAAGTAAAAAACAAATAGTTTGGGGTGCAAACTTTTTTAATTTGCAAGGGGGTATGTTATATTGGCACAAACAAGTAACTATGCCTACATATAGTCAAGGAGAATTAGCTTGGTTATCTTGGTTAAATAAAATAGATTTTGTTGATATTGCTTGGCACGGAATGATACAGCACGATATGAAGAATAAAGAGGTACGTATACATCCAACACAAAAACCTGTTAAACTTTATGAATGGATTTTAATGAATTATGCTAAAAAAGGAAATAAAATATTAGATACACACTTAGGTAGTGGTTCAATAGCTATTGCTTGCCACAATTTAGGTTATGATATAACCGCTTGTGAATTAGATAAAGAATACTATGAAGCAGCAATGAAAAGAATAGAACAACATAAACAACAAATAAGAATGTTTTAAGATGACAGATTTAGATTATACAATAACAAAGAACAAATTAGAAATATTGCTTTTAAAAGCGCAAGAAGGTTTAAAAGTAGGTAAGGTTACGCAATCTAAATTAGAGGCGGTAGAAACGCTGCAAGACACTTTAAAATGTATGTTAGAGCTAAGATTAATGGTTGATGAAATGAAAAACAAACAAACGTTGTTAACAATGCAAAATGTAAAAGCTTACAAAGAAACAGCACAACTAAAGAAAAAATTTAATACATTTAAAAAATGAAAACTATATTATTAATGTTAATCACATCACACATAACCAGTTTTATCTCTGGTGCTTTAATTGTCGTGATAATAAAAAAATATTTTGAAAAGTAAAAAGAGAACATTAAATGAATACAGACAAACGAAGGACTCTTACTACCGCAGCGTTGATTCTCCTGTTGAGTACAACATTGCTTTTTTGTGTAGAGTATATACTAATGATGCAGAGCTTGGAGCAGTAATTAGAAAACATTTTCAAAAGATATGAGTATTAATGCAAATCAAAAAGGTAAAAGGTTTGAGTTAAAAATTGCAAAAGATTTAGCAAAGAAGTTTGATACTAATATTAGAAGAACACCAAACTCAGGTGGTTTAAGTATTAAAGGAGATATTTTAACCACAAGTGGCATACTATCTGAATATAGTTGGGAGTGTAAAAACCAAGAGAAACTTAATATCTGGAAAGCATTAGAACAAAGCAAAAGTGATGCAATAGGAACT